TTCAACACCGACTTTACCTTCTACTGGACAGAATGTACCAGCATCCCACATAGCCCACCAAATAGCAGAGTCTTGACACATCACTGACACAGCAGCAGTCTTCATCTGCATATTGAACAATGATTCAGCCTTGATAATCATTTCACAGTTAGCATCTCTTACAGTAGTACCCATTGAGATACCAAAGATTTGAGTCTGTACAGCTGCAGCCACACCGCTACTACACATCTTGTTATTGATGGTTGTAATAGACGGTGAGATAGCTGACGGAGGAGGAGACTTTACTGTTGTCTCAGACCTGTTTGTAGACTCAGTAACGATAGGTTGTGCGTTGACTGGTATATAGCTTACACAGATAAGAACTAATCCTATCCAAAGATATAGTAGAGCTCTCATTGCTGAGGTTCTCTTAAGCTATTTAAATCAATCGCAGGGCTAGATAACAAACCACGATAAGCTAAGTTAGGCTGTGTTGTAGGAACAGCTCCTGATGCAATCTGTCTAACAGCTTGATTAGCAGCACGACTACGAAGCATACCCTGACCTACATCAGCGGCTAAACCACCACCTAATACTGCAACAGTTGTAGCTGGCATCTGAGTATAAGCGGGGATAGCACCAGCTGTTACAAGCTGAGACCTTAGCGGACTAAATCTAGCTAAACTAGACAATAGAGGGTCTAATGAACCGCCTTTAGCAACTGACTTAATAATGTTTTGTTCATCTTTAGTAAAGGCTTGCATCTTATTCTTATCAGCAGCAATGTTGATAAATCCTCGACGAATAAGTTCACTCTCAGAAGCTTTCGGGTCTAATGCTCTTGCCTCAGCCACATTCAAAGCGTCATCAAGAATAGAAGCACGACTAGCGTTTCTCCAGTCTTTACGAGCTGACATAACACTCTGTACTGCTTTATCTATGCCACCTTGACCAGCAATTAAATCTTTACCATTTACATTGCTGATATAGTCATCCATCTTGTTGACAGCAATACCGCCAAGTCTTCTCAAATCACGGTCTTTGTTCATCTTTAAATCATTAAAAATACCACGCATCTTTTCAAAAGCAGTAAAAGATACACCATTTTCATCAATCATGCTTTGTACTTGAGCAATACGAGCATTCATTTCTTTAGCTTGTTCTGTGCCTGGAATCATTCTAGCATCATCTAAAGATTTTCTAATGTCGTTAACCATACCAGCTGTGCTTGTTGGCTTTAAAACCACTCCTGCATCATCCATTGCTTGATAGGACCTTGAGGCTCGTTGTTTAACTTCAGCCATTGAATATAAAGGTGTTCTTGCTTGTTGAGCAGAGCTGATAGCTTTACCTGTACCAGCTGCTGAAACAGCACCAGCACCAGCACTTGCTATAAGAGCAGCTAAATCACTCCCTGTAAAATCTTTCACAAGCTCCGCCACAGGTTGACTAACTAAACCAGCTACACCTGCCGCAGGTATTTGACGAAATAAATCAGCAGCAAAAGCAGGGACACCAGGAAGTGCCTTAGCTGCAGCACCTGTAGAAGCCATTGACTGAGTTCCTAAATTTACAGCTCTTTCAATCTTTGTCTCTGGTTCTGGAAGACCTAAAGTTCCTGTTAATGCTCTTTGTTGTTCTGTATAAAAAGACGGTAAACGACTTTCTGAGCCTACAGCTTGAGCACCTAAGTTGTAAGCAGTTCTACCTGCTTCAAGAACAGCAGTTGCTGGAGCTGTAAACGCTTCATAACCTGCTCTGGCTGTTAAACCTAGTTGACGACCTAGTTCATCCACAACAGAACGACCTTGTTGAGTAGCAGGAGGTGTTTGTTGAGATGCTCTTAAACGAGCAGCAGCAATGGCTAAAGCTTGTTGTTGTTCTAGTGTCATCTCCATAAAGCCTTCTCCTGTGGTGTCATTACTTCCCATATTTTAGGGTCTACTCCAGGTGGAGGAGAACCAGGAACTTGTGGTGCTGTTGGTAGTTCAATCTTTCTAGGAGCTACACCTTTTATCTGGAAATACTTATTTAGCTCACCTGACTCAACTTTGTCGTTATACTTTTTAACAGCTCTTTCAGCAATGTTCTTTCTTGTTTCTGTTAGCTTAATCAAAGTATCACGCTCAAGACCTACCGTACCTGTCATTACTTTACGCAAGAACTCTCGTTCAGCAGGTGTATCAAGACCTCTAGCACCAATACCTAGAGAGCTAATCATTGGGAAAACATCAGAGCCTAACAAAGCATCTAAGTATTCTGTATCAGTAACACGCTTACCTGCTTTTTTATCATCTGCAAATTTAGCTTGTGCTTTAGCAATATTAGTCTGTAACTCAGCAAACTGACCTGTAAACGCTTTACCTGTCCTTAGTTCATTAAGTGTTTCGTTAATCTTAAGCAAGTTTTCAGCAGCCGCTTCACCTGATTCAGCAATTTTAAGCTGAGTCTCACCAATGCCTTTACCGATTACTTTAGCAGCTTCAGTCTCTCCTGCTGGCATTACAATCTTAGTGCCTTTACCCTCGCCTTCAGCTTTAATAATAGCGTCTACTTCTTTCACACGAGGGTCGTTAGGTCCAACAGCTTGAATTAACCTATCTCTATATGCTTGAAGATTTGCAATAGCAGGTAATTTTTCTCTCAGTCTAGCTTGTTCTGTCGCTCGTGAAGTAGCGATGTTTTGTGTTCTCGCCTGTTGACCTTGAGCCAACATAACAGCTTGTCTTGCACCAGCAGCATCGCCTTGACTGTTTAAGTAATCAGCCATCTGCAACAAACCTTCTGGAGTGTTGATGTCAAACTGTTGTTGTGCCTGTTGACGAAGACCCATCATTCTTTCTTCAGGTGTCTGCACACCAAGACTAGCACGAAGACCTTGTCCAGCTGCTTCGGAAAACATCCCGACATTACCTAAGACACCGCCTAATAGGTTCTGTCCAGCTTCAGTTCCTCGTTTGTAAGCTGCCTGTTGCATTGCTCTGTTCTGCATCGTTGGTGAAACACCAAACAATGAACTAACAATCCCTAACTCTTCTTTATCAAACATATCTGCCATAATAATTCCTTAAGATAACCAGTTACCGATTGCTGTAGAAAGACCTTGCTGTGCAGCCTGTGCTAACGGATTAGCAATACTACCAAGAGCTTGTCCCTGTCCGTATACCTGTGCTAAATTGCCTTGTAACTGAGTAGCAGCAATGTTTTGACCACCTAACAAGCCTAATTGACCAGCTCTTCCGCCAGCAGTAGCCTGTAGATTAGCAATATTTGTGCCTAATGTCAACGGCTGTTGAGCCATTGTCTCTAGTGCACCAGCTTGACCGAATAAGCTGCTAGACAAGCCCTGTTGAGCTTGTGCTCTAGCAAGAGCTTGATTCTGTGCGTTAGCGGCTAGTTGAGCATCTTGTTGTGCTAGAGAGTTGTAATAAGCCGCAGCAAGAGGATTAGTCTGCATTAAGCCTTGTTGTCCTGGAGCAAAACCAGCTCTAGTACCGCCAGTAGCTAAACCTGTAGTACCTGTCTGGAATAACTTATTCTGTAAGCCAGCTAATTGCTGTTCACGACCTGGAGCTAACAAACCTTGCTGTTGAGCCATAATGTTAGCAGCTTGTTCTTGTAAGCTACCTGTAGGAATTAAAGCCTGTCCAGCAGACATCAAACCTTGCTGAGCTGCTTGAATCTGTGGTGTAGATGTGTAACCAGCTTGAGTAATCTGACCTGTTACAGGGTCAACAGTGTACTGAGATGTACCAAAAGCTGTTGTAGTTCCAACTGGTTTAAACTGTGCAAGATTGACTGAACGGTTAACTGAGCCAGCTTGTGTCTCTAAGTTCTTTTGAAACACATTCTGTAACTGACCTAGTTGCTGTGCTGTCAACGCAGCATTAACACCACCAGTGATTAATCCACCTTGACCAGCTTGTCCTGCAGGTCTACCAGCAGCTCCACCAATCAATGACTTCAATGCGGTAGAAGCAAAGGTCTTACCAGCGTTAACAACGCTATCAAACAAACTATTAGAAGCAACACCGATAGGTTGACCAGTAGCACTGTTAATAGCTTGAGCATAGCCTGAACTTGTGTCTAGCACATAGGTTTGACCACCAGTGTCGCTATAAATAGCTGAACCGTCATCAAAGGTTTGTAATGATGTACCGTCATCAAAGATTTGAAAATTATCGCCCATTTGATATGTCCCCGAATTACTTCCTGTATAATATGCGTTAGATATGGCATTAGCACCTTGGTTTACACCTGCATTAATACCGCCACTGATTAAACCTGTTAAAAACCCTTGACCTACATTACCGCCTAACAATGCTTGTCCTGTAGCACCTGCGGCAGCTCCAGCAGCAGCACCTCCTGCAATTTGACCCGCTGCTTGAGAGCCAGTTTGACCTGCTATCGAACCGCCTACCGCACCACCTGCTTGAGCACCTGCTTGTCCTGCAACATAGCTTGTAGCTGCTGATTTAGCAATGTCTTCTAGCTCACCGCCTTGAGCAGCTGTAATACCTGCTGTAGCTAATGAACCAGCGATAGGACCACCAAAGTAATAAGCACCTAACTTAATGGCACTGTTGATTGGGTCATCTTTTACTGGTTGAATAACATTGTCATCAATCCAAGAACCTGCATCGGATATAACATTACCGACATCAGATACGGCATCTGAGACAGCTTCAACTACTGAGGAGACTGCACCACCCATTATTTAAGCTCCATAGTCCATGCAAAGTTCTTACCTTTTTTATCAACTTCGATAGGTAACTTCATACTCTGCATCATTGATATTAGTTTATAGTTGTCTGTTTCACCGACTAATCTATTAACACCTGCTTGTGGAATATCTTGAATGGCTTGCTTCATTGCATTGCCAATCATTCGTGGGCTATCAATGGTGTACATATGCACTTCTAAAGTGCCTTCACCTTGCTGTAAACCTACAAACACTGTGTTGTTATATCGTAAGACAATAGCTTTCTTTTGCTCAACCAATGACTTTAGCCCAGCTAAGAAACGCTCTTCTTCTTTAGTGAAGCCACCTTTTTCTAAGTCTTGGCGAATAATATCGCTAGTGCTTACTTCTTGGTCAATGATTTCTGCCATGATTAGAATGTACCACCATCAATAGAACCGCCAGACAAAGCACCAGTTAGCGTAATACCGCCACTAGCTGTCAAAGTTCCAGACACAGTTAAATTCACTGCTGTCGTTGTTCCTGTCAATGCAGGACCAGCTAAGTCAGCCTTAGTAGCTACTGCAGTTGCAATAGCATTGAACTCTGTGTCAAATTCAGAGCCACGGACAATCTTTTGTGCATTACCTGTTGGTAAGCTATCCTTAGCTGTAAAGTTTGTGGTTTTTGTGTAATTTGCCATGTTAAGCGACCCTTCCAGGTTTTACATATACATCAAGTTTTTGAACGGATAATGAAGTACCATTGATGATACTTTCTAAGCCAAGTTGTAAAGCACGACCAGTGCCAGAAGCAGGAACATCTAGTTTAGTAATTACAACACCGCCTGAATACTTAGCAATATTATACTCACCAATACCATATTCTGAAATAGAACCTGCATCTAATATATTTACTGCAGACTCGTAGCTGCCTTCATAGTCAAAGTCCCATTTTATTGATACTGTTTGACTTGCTCCACCAATTAGGTAGAAGTCAGCTTTCTTTAGAATCTTTAGTTGTGTTGGTGTCTGATAATCAAAGTAGTTTGTATAATAAGACATCTCATAATTTGTAGCGTTGTCTTGATAACCAATGTACTTACCGACATAACCAGCTAAGCCAAAGTAAACCTCTTTGTTTCGTGTTAAGCACATAGCTGTAGGAATCAACTCAGACCATGTTGTTACACGAGACGCACCATCTTGTAACTGTACTCTTGTGTCAAGACAATAAACAATGTTTTGACTAGGAAACGATAATAAGTAAAAAGCGTCTAAAGGACTATATACTGACTTTATTCTCTGAGCTGTTTCACCAGCAACATAAGCTAACAAATCATCACGAACATTTTTAGACAAGTCTCTAAACGGTGCAGACTTCTCTTGAATAGTTCTTGCCAACGACCTTACACCAGTGTCAGACAAGAAGATAACATCAGTACCTGTTGTCTGTACAGAGTCTCTAGCGATACAACCAATACCTGTTACAACATCAGATAATGTGATAGCTGTAGGGTCTTGTGCGTTAGCATATACAACTGTATGACGCTCACAGAAGATAATCAAGAAACCGTTGTGAGCAGCAATCGCTGTGATAGGGTCTCCGTCACCTACAACCTCAGAGATATTTAATCGTCCTGCTGTGCCTGTTCGATAGTTCAATGCATCAACTAAGTCACTGAAATACACAGTTTGTTGGTCTCCAGCAATGTCTGCAACCCATGTACGACCATAAGCAGCTAAAGCACAGTTAGGTGTGAATGTAGATGTTGTATAGCCGTTAGGCAATGTACCTAAATCACCTAGTCTCTGAAATCCAAAAGAACTGGTTAAGTAGTTCAATACTAATACAGGATGTCCTGCTTGTACAACAGTACCGTAAGACTTAGTCTCGCCTTGTTGCTGAATGTTAGCTACTTGCCAATGACTGTCTGAGATTGTGTAAGACACATTAGCATTATCAGCAGCATTACGCACATTCTTAGCTACTAGAGCACCAGACTCTTCAATAAATAACTTATTGTTACCAGCAGCAAACAACACCACATTGTTATCAGGACCACGAAGTTCGTGTACTGTCTTAACATCAGCAGTGCCTAAATCAGTATTGGTAGCATGGACATTGTCCCAGCCCTTACGAGAACCGATACGACCAAACTTGTCAATAATACAGTTGTTGGCAACTAAAGCGTATCCAGACTCCAATGTAACGCTAGAGTCCTGGGTGTTTAAACCCATAAAGCCAGGAGCTGCTATAGTTGCTGCTTGGAGTTGTTTACTCACACGCTCACCCAATTAGTGTCTTCAAGATAACGATTAGACTCAAGAGCAATATAATCGCTCATTAAGTTCCTAGCTAACTGATAGGCTTCTGAAGAAGCTAAACCGCTGTCTTCTCCACGCTCTACCAAAGCTCTTGCATACGCATTCATAATCACGACATCGGCAGGAACTTTAATTACTGTGCCGTCGCTAGTTAGTTTATCCTGCGGTAAGAACACATTAAATCGTAATGTGTAAACACCGTTAGGAATTGGAAAGACATCAACCAGTGTGTCTCCGTTAGAGTCTTGACCGTTAAAGTTATAATACTGTGGAGAACCTTTTTGTGCAGTTGTTAACAAGAACTGCTGGTCCATCCAATCACGAGTAGCTGTTCTTAAAAACCAGTTACTTGTGTCATTAATAACATTACCAACTCTAAAGCGTACACCAGAGCCTGTTAGTACATAACTGAACAAATCAGCTGTTGTTTCTGCTGTTAAGGTTTCTGACAACGCATTCCAATTATAAGCAGCTTCTACCTGTGTCTTAGCATCATTAACAAAAGTACCGATTAGCTTAGAGTAGGTAGTAGCATTGACTGTAGAGACTTCAGATTCTCTCAGTCTCAACAGAACTTCATTAACTGCTTGTAAATAAGTAGTTGTCATATATTTCCTTAGTTTAGCACAATTTTGTTGTTATGTCAACAACTATTTTAACAATCCCACTTCTTTAGGGCTAATGCTTTCCTAGTAGGACGACCTTTTTCATCCTTCATTGGACCAGCAACACCGCCCATGCGAGCACAGAAGCTCTTGCGTCTACCTGCAGCCTTGGGAGACTTTGCAGCCTCTTTAGCTGAAACAGGAGGCTTTAGGTTAGAGCCAGTTGTCTTGTTGTAATAGTCTCGACCTTTTTGGTTAAGACCGCCTTTAGGATTCTGATATTCCTTC